ATCAATTCCTTGCCTGATTTTTTTCATCATTTTATCTGTTTCAGGGTCATCTGATAAAGATAAACGAGTATAAAGAACACTTTGCTTTTCCATCAATTTTTCTAAAAGATCAATATGGGATAATTGATCCTCATTATTCATAATAGCAAATTTGAATACATTAGAGTAAACTTCTTCTTGAAGTTCCTGTATTTCAGCCATTTCGGCACGTACAAATTCAGAATCGAAGAAGCTCATAACGCAATCTGTTTTAGGATTTTTTTGTAGTGGAATACATCTATATTTATGAACGGTTCATACTTCTTTATCTTCATACTGACGGTTGACCACACATATGGATCTAACTTTTTATCAAAGTTTTGAGTATAACCAAGGATCTTATTACATATAACTAAAGTCTCTAAACATATATGCCCACCTAGATAATTCTTCAATATTAGAGGATGTCCTTTTTTACAACTAAACACCTCATCTAGATTTCTGCCATCAAATAGTTTATTAAGGTCTTCTTTAAAAGTATAAGAAAGTGATTGATTTCTTTTTTGCCACTCAATATAGGTATCTCGACCAGTTTTGATAATATCAGAAATAAACACTTTTTCAGGATCTGTACCAGCAGTGAAATTTGCGATAAAAAACTTTTCTATCTCATTACCGTCAAATTGCCTAGACATCTTCTCAAAGAAAAATCTGTCTTTTCGTTGATAAAAGGAATTTACTGTTAAACGAGGAAGACGATTACCATACCTCAAATAGTCATATGAGTCTTTTGTAAAATGAGACTTCATAGCAATATACGTCTTATAGCAGTCAAATGGCATCATGAAAAAAGTAATAAGGCAAAAAATTGCGGAGATAATTTTCCGACTTTTTTGGAATTAAAAGACCAATTTCGCACGGGAAGTGCGCTTTAAAAAGTTTAACTCTTGTGCTTCATACTTTAGTTTCTCTTTCAATGGTTTAGAAATTAGTTTAGGTACAGACTCTACATCAATGCTATTCTGATCACAAAAATGAACGATAGCATCAATGTAATTCATGTAGTCATTATCTCTAACAAGTTCTTCAATCTCTTGTGCAAATTTTGCAGGACAAAAAAACTTACTTGCCAATACCTTCTCTAATTCTTTTTCTGTAGACATAGTATTTAATACAGTAAGGTGCAATATTTTTCCTCAAATTATAATAATATTTTAACTGATAAAATCAATATGGTCAAGCAATCTCAGATAGTTTGTCATCTACAAACTTCTTGATATACTTTGATAATAGTTTAATATATTTTGCCTTATCTCTCTCCTCATATACAACACAATCCCCATCTTCACATGCCATAATAAGAACTAATTTCTTAACGGATATGCCTGTCAA